GGCACCGACTGGTCGCAGTACTGGCCGATTCTGTACAGCTCCCAGCGGTCTACCTGGCCCTCGTTCAGCAGGTGGCCCAGGCCATAGCGGAAGTGCAACAACAGGTCGTAGAAGATCCAGGCCGGGTTGTCGGTCCAAGCTGCCTTGAACGAGCCATCCCAGATGCCGGAGTACAGCCGGCTTTCCGGGTCGTAGTTGCTGGGCACGCGGATGATCCGGCCGCGCAGGTCGAAGGACCTGGTGGGGATCGACTGGAACTGGGAGGCATCGAATTGCAGGCCAACGACAGCGGAACCTGGATAGCGCAGCTTGGCGTCGATGATCTCGGTGATGGCGTCGATGTTCGTGGTGTCAGCGATCACGCTGCTGGTGCTGTTCGGAGTTAGGCGCGTCACTCGGACCTGCCAGTTGCTGCTCGCCGGCGGCAAGTCCACCCGGTGGGAGCGCTCGTACTTGGTCGAGGTCTTGCCGCTGAACGCCGAGGCCAGCACCTGGACATAGGGCCCGCCGTCAGTGGAAACCTCGATCTTGTATTGCACGGTGTAGCCATTGGTGTCGCCGTTGCTGGTGTTCGTCTGCGCCAGGCGAGGAGTGGACAAGCGCACGCGCACAGCAGACAGCTGCAGGTTCTGCACAGCGCGGACCCAGGGCTGGCCATACTTCAGCTCAACACCCACCGCGATCTCGCTTTCTACCGCTGGAAAGCCCGGGATATGCAGCTGATCCTGGCTGCCTGTGCGGGCGTCCAGAGCGACACCGCTGAAGTTCCGGGTGCCGTCGGCATTGGCCAGCGGAGTCTCGTCGAGATAGACCGAGCGCTCGCCCGCGACCAGGCCCTGGATCTCGCCCTCGCTCACCAAGTCGAGAATCCGTGCATAGGCGGTGCTCTGCAGGCTGTCGGGGGCCTCAACGGACGGCCGCGGCTTCGACTCGCCGCCCTTGGCACCGGTGATGATCTGGTTGTTCATGGCTTTCCTTCAGGCAAAAAAAAGCCCGCTCATGGCGGGCCTGGTGTCAGGTTCGATTTACATCTGGTCTTCGGAGTAGATTCCGGCGCTGATCACCGCGCTACCGACGATCATCCGGCCGTAGAGAAGCGGGACAGGGTTGCCCTGGACGCTGGTGTTCACGGCGCCGTTGAAGCTGTAGCTGGGCCGGTTGTTGGGGGTGTCCTGAGACCCTAACCCCTTCGCCTGGGGGCTCAACATCATAACCACGCCACCCAGAGCCATGGATGCCCCTGTTGCGCCTGCAAACGAAACGGCGGCCGCAGACCATCCCAGCGGGTTCCACCAGGCAAGAGCGAGAATCACCACGCCAATGACTGTCTGCAGCATCCCCGCTCGCTTTGATCCAGCAATCACGGGAACGAAACGGATAACGTCCTTTCCCGTCGGCTTCCCAAGATCATCCCCACCGATATTTTCCTTGCCGTTGAAGATTGCATACCGCAGCCCTTTGCCTTCGCTTTCGACCATGCAGCGCTCGAAACCAGGAAATTGCTTGAAGTAGCCAATCACATCACGAAGGCCGCCACTGGTAATCATTCGGTGTCGACGACCGAATTGACGAGCCAGGGACCCAGACAGCAGGACGGTTTGCATTTTCTCAACAGGGTTTGACATGTTTTCTCCATATATAAAAAAGCCGCCCTAAGGCGGCCGGTGTCAGACATGAGCTACTTGTTGGTGCAATCACTCACCACTTTTGTGACTTGGGCAGATGGTGACTGCCAGGTTCTGAAGAAGTGATATCGAACAGCTGATCCGCCCCCGACGGGCACAACATCAGCAACATGCCATGGTGACTCGCTATTGGGCGCGATGACAGAGAAACGCTCCCCAGACTGCTGGAGGATGCCGCCAACACTCCCGCCCACAATGGAAGTGGCCTGCCATCCATCCCGAATGCACTCGGCAACGGCCCTGGCCGGTTTTTGACTGGAAAGACTCAGCACCGCGGGTGTTGCCCTTATTTCGGCAACGCTTGAGCACCCCGCCAACAGCGCCATCGCCAACCCCGCAATCAAAATCCGCATGTCTTCTGCTCCTCATGAGATCGGCAGACGATAGCATTTTGATCAGGACCTGGCGTCCTGGTACCGCCAGTAGCTGACCGTGACCTCTCGCCAGTACCCGCCGTAGTTGTCGCGTTTACTGTCCCGGTTGTAGAGGTGGTGCAGGATCGACCCGGGCGCCGGGAAGTGCTCGGGCTCGGTCTTCAGGATGCCATCGGCCAGGTAGACCCCGGCGTGGTTCGGCACCTTCGACCGGATCTGCATCAGCACGATGTCGCCGTGCTGCGGCACGCTGACCTGGCTGAATCCGGCCGCCGGCAGGTTCTCCAGATACAGGTTTCCGCCCTTCTCCCACCAGCCATCCTCACGCTCGTACTGGCCCAGGTCGATGTCAAGTTCGCGCCGGTAGTAGTCGAGGATGATGCTCAGGCAGTCGTGCACGCCGTGGGCGAACTTGCGGCCGATCAGCGGGGCCTGGTAACCGTCCGGCGCGAAGTTCACAAGCTCGCCAGGGCGCACCCGTTCATCATCACCCTTGCGGACCTCAAGGATGTGCCAGGGAAGCCCGGAGGCCTCACAGGAGACGCGATCCGCTTCGCTGGGTGCCGCTGGGTGGTCTGGGTGGCTGTGCACGACCGCCAGCACCTGGCCGCGGTCCTCGGCAGCGGCGAAGTCCTCGGGCGCCAGGCGGAAATGCTCACTGGGCGTCGAGGCCGTATTGCGGCAAGGCACATAGACTTCCTTTCGCCCTTCGCGAATCACCAGGCCGCAGCACTCACGCGGGTACTCAGCCAGCGCATGCCGCTCAATGGCGGCGCAGGTGGACTTGTTCATGGTCAGCTCCGAAGCAGGCCAGCGGCCGGGAATGAGCCGTAAGGCAGAGGGTTGTTCTCGCCGAAGCGAAGCTTGCAGCTGCTCAGGCGGCCGCCGCATTTGTCCTTGGAGGCATCGGTGACGATGATGTCGTTCTCATCGGCCACGGGCCCACCGTTGTAGCCGCAGTAGGGCCCGCGGTAACCGCCGCAACTGAGCCACCAGCAGACGTTGGCCACGATCTGCCGGCGCGGCAGCTGAACCCCGGCGAAGTCCAGGGCCGAGGCCAGTTCGAACTGCACCGTTTCATTGTTCTCGGCAGCCTTGCGCTCGACATACCAGATGTCCGGCGGTAGCTCTTCGTCGGGGTCCGCCTCCGGCTGGCCATCAAGGTACTTGCCCAGCGTCCGGTGCCGGATCAACTTCGCCCCCACCAGGTCCTCGAAGTACAGCACCAAGGCCGTGATGAACCCGCCGACGTTGCCGACAGACAGGGTCGGCATCGGCTGCGCGCCCTGCCCCGTCATTTCGAAGCCCTCGGCCTTGATCGGCCAGGGCGAATACTCCTCACCCTGCCAGTAGATCGACGACTGCTGCGGGTAGCCGTGAAAGCGGTACAGCTCGGCGCCCAGTGCGGTAGCGTCGAGCTCGAAAAGCTCCACCCACGCGCCAGGCTCCAAGGTCTGGATATCGGCCGTAATTGGCATCGTGTTTCCTCAAGGCAAAAAAATCCCGCTCTAGGCGGGTGGGGTCGGGTGTTGCTGTGTTAGATCAAGTTGCGCGCCTCGGCACGCTTCTCTGCGATGTCCGCCGGGATGTCCTTGCCGGTTTCCAACTTGCGCACTACAAGCCAGTCTGTTTGCTGCAGGTACTCCCTCGCCTCCTGCACCTTTTGGTCCTGCTCAGTAACCGTTTTCTTGCTCTGCGAGAAGTCCATTGACGGCCTCGATGGTAGGGGGTTCTGGAGGTGGCGCCGGGTGATCGGTGGGAATCTCCACCGGGCCATCGGCGGTCACTGTCACAGGCTCAGGAAAGCGAATGTCGTCGGTTGCCGTCGCCTCGTCGTAAGGCATGAGCAGAGTGACTGCCAGAGCACTGTCAGCGGACATGACAGCCTTGTCGGCGAACAGCGGGGAGCCGATAGCCTCAAGCGACAACTCATAGCCGGGCTGAAGAGGAGAAAAGTCGAAGGACTCGCCGTTGATAGTGATCGTGAGTTCCTTGACGAACACCGATTTAAGTAGCGTCAATTCCGGCGCATACACCGGCGAAAATTTGATCGTTACCATGTTATTTCCACCTTCCGATAGCCATATACCTCATTGTGAATTGAACGTTATTTGCGAAACTGTATCCGCTCATCCAGCTTTGATTGAGGCTGGCAGAGCCAACGGAAGTCCAAACATACCCGCCAACAGAGGTTGCGATAGTGGCTGTAACGGCTCCAATCGATGAAAACGGAACGGGGTAAGTTCGCAATTCGGCAGTGCTGATAAATACAGAGCCAACCGCGTTAGCAGTTGTTTGCTGCGCCCCACTAGAGCCATAACAGATCATCGTTCCGTCAGAAAACTTTACGGCGGTTCCGTTCGCATTTGTGATTGTCTCTGGGGTTAATCGGGTCCATGGCTGAACAGAGCCGTTAATGCATCCGCGAACCCACACGATAGGCTCATTGATTTGCGTAATGGTTTGAGTCCACCCGTTCGCGTCGTACCACTCCATGCGGAGTGTCCCGTAAACCTTCGGGCTGTTCAGTGTTTCGACGTGAACGAGGTATGTTCCACCAGGAAGTAGGACGTTGGCGTCATTGATTGCCCCTACACGCTCGGCAGGCGAGCCGGTGCGAGGGTCGGAGCCGACACCATAGTTGCCAGTATTTACAAGTCGCTGCCAGTTACCCCATAGCGTGCCCTGGTCGGTCCCGGTTCGGAACCACATAGCCTCACCTATAGGGTGTCCGTAAGTGGCGGTTAGGCGCTGAATCTTGGAGTTTCCGTTGTCGCCGTAGTCGAAAACTTCAAGCACTCCGTACACGTTCCTCCCGTTGAGAGTGGTGGGAATAGTGCGATAGTTGCCCGCAGCTACCGCCTTGTTGCAGTCGCCCTCTGGAACCGGGATGGTGGGCCCGCCAATACCCTGATCGCCAGCAAGCAAGAACTGCTTCCATGGCGGGCGAGTGGCGCCATTGACTCGACCAAATAAAACCTTGTCCTCATCGAGCGAGGTCGCAAGGAAGGTAGAGGCGCTACCGTTGGCCCCGCCAGTCATTGAGATCAGGTTGCCCTGGCCTCCGCTGGGTGGCCTGCCGGTTGTCGACTGGTTCCAGTAGGTGATACCCCCGTCCTTGATTTGGTAGATGTTGTCTATGAATGGTGCTGGTCCGCCCACGCCATAGGAGGCTGGGTTGACCAGGGTGCTCAGCTTGGTTTTCTCTGGCGTGGTGTAGTCATTTGAGGACAACCCCTTGTCTGCAACGGGTTCAACGAAATCCGGAAGCTGAGGCACCGGAACTTTCCCGTTGACCAACTGCGCGACCTTGACGCCGAGGTCTGACCCTGGCACCGCAGCGTCGGCCACTGCCTTCGCCGCGGCGGCGGCATCCTGTGCTGCTGCCGCATCCGCCACACCCTGATCAGCCTTCGCCTGCGCTGCCTCTGTGCGCGTATCAAGCTCCGCGAAGTTCTCGTTAATGATGATCCCGCCGTCGCGCAGTGTGTCGCCGGTTTCATCGTTCGGCTCCTCGCCAACGTCGATTGATCTGATGGTCATGGGTGGAATGCCTGTTCGAAGGTTGCGGTCAGGGTGTAGGCATCGCCCCCCATGGCCTTGGGTTGATACTCGGAGCATCGATAGAGCATTCGATCGCCCAGCGGGTCAGACCAAAAAAACGGAGTTGCGCCGGCATGTCGATCGAGAAACGCCATGATCTCCTTGATGCGCGCCTTCTGGCCCGTGAACGTCAGGGGCCAGGACTGCGAGCGGTTGTTGATTCCGTCCTGGGCCCGCTGCTCGTAACCATCGCCGAACTTGGCCGACTTGGTTCGAAACGCAATGGTCGCCGCAGGATCGTTGTTCGGCTTCCAGGTAAAGGTTTCAGTTGCCATATTTTCTCCAGGCATAAAAAAGCCCGCCGAAGCGGGCAACGCCAATCAACCACGCCCCCTGATGGCCATGTAGATCTGGCCTCCCGGCCGGAGGTCCTTCGCGATCTGCTCTTGGGCGCCCTGCTTGGCGGACCTGGCATAGGCCTGGGCCAGGACCTGGCCGTCCGCTTCGCTGGCCCCGCCGCTCCCTTCAGGGACGTTGAAGGTCTGCTGAATCACCACCTGGTTATTGCTTGAGCTTGAAGTACCGCCCAACGCTCGAATACCCAGCTGGCCGCCTGACGTCCTGGCCAGCGGCACAATCGCCTCGGGCCCGGCCTCGCCAACAACTCCGGTCTTGCCGCCTGCCATCCCAAAAGCAGTGGGCTTGCTCACGATGCTGTTCGTGAAGGCGCCGCCATCCTTGAAAAACTGGACACCGCCATCCCATCCGCCACCGTTGGCCTGATAGCTGGAGAAGTCGACCCCGGTATACCCAGCCTGCGTTGAGCCGGCTGAGGCCGCCCCGCCGCCGAAGTACGAGCCAGCAGCAGAGGCGGCCATGCCGAACAACGAGCTCAGTGCCGCGGAGCTGGCCTGGCGGGTAGCGATTCGGGCCATGTCGGCAAGAATCGACTTCGCGAAGTCAGCGAACGACATCTTTGCGGTCATAGCGAACTGCACAATCGCGTCTTCCATCGAGCCGAAGGCGTTGGTGAACAAGCTCTTGGTCTGGCCGGCAACATCCCGTGCTGACTCCAGGTAGTTCTGCCAAGCCGAAGATGCTCCATTCCTCCAGTCGCCCTGCGCAGCCGTCATGTCGTCGTAGTTGCTGACCACTGTGTCGTGCAGTTTCTGCTGGGCGGCCTCCAGCGCCTGCAACTTCTGCGTGTACTCGTCGAGGCTCATGCCTCGGGAGCCATCGCCGTACTGGTTGGCTAGGTCCAGCTTCTGCTGGTTGATGCGGTCATCGATCGCGCTCTGCTGGTTGGTCAGGTCGCGCTGGCGATCACCCTGGCCAAGGCCAGCGGCAGCACGCATGCCCTGCTCGCGCAGAGTATCGACTTGCTGCTGCAGGGCGCTGGTGTAGGTTCTGACCGCCAGTTCCTGCTTCTTCAGCCGGCCCTCTTCGTTCTTTGCCAGCACGCTCAGCTCGGTGTCAGCATCCCGCTGAGCCTTGACCATGGCGGCGCGGGCGTCTTGGATCTTCTGGTCCAACTGGATGCGCTGGGCGGCAGAGGTACCGGCCTTACCCTTAGCAGCCTCAAGTGCTGCAATCTCCGCCTCATAGGCCGCCGCGACCTCGTCCCGCTCGTTGCCGATCATGGCCTCACGCTTGAGCAGGTAGTCGGCCTGGGACACCAGCCCTGCCTTCTGCGCTGCGTCCAGCTCCTTCTGGGCGTTTTTGTACTCGGACAGAATGCCGGTGAGGTTGTTTTTCGAGGTGTTGAAGGCCGTCAGGTCTACCGCGCCGACGGCAGTCTTCGTGTCCTTGAACTTGTCGTTGATGTTCGCAATGTTCTTATCAACGACAGCCTTGTCCAGGCGTTTGTCGTTGGGATCAGTCTTGCGAATGTCGTCGAGCCAGCGCTTGTACTCCTTTACCGCTTCCGTGCGCTTCTGCTCGTTCGTCCATGACGACTTCGCCAATGCATCGACCTTTGCCATAGCGTCGACAGAGGCGCTCTGGGCCTTCGCTTGCTCTTTCTCCCACTTGGCAATGTCTTCCTCAGCAGCTTTCTGGTCCTCCAGCATGTTGAGGCGATTCTGGTAGAAATCGACCATCACCTTCTTGTTCTGGAAAGCTCCAATATCTCCAGCTTGTGCCCTGGCCAGATTACGCCGAGCCTGCTCGATATCGCTGCCGATGTCCTGTCGACCAACGTTCTTCAAGTTATCTGCAGCGCGGGCCACTGCGTTGTAGCCCTTCTCCCAGAAGCTCAGGTTCTCCAGGATTCGCGGCGTCCGCTCATTGATTGCATCAGCGTACTGCTCAGTTGCCAGCTTTACGGCCCCAGCATGATCGCCCTGCTCCTCTAGTGCGGCGATCTGCGAGTAAACCGACGCCGTCAGGTAGTGATACTGCTCGTTCAGCGCTGCAGAGGCTTTCACCGGGTCGTCGGCCAACTTGGAGAACTCGGCGACTGTCTCGCTCACAGCTTTGCCCGTAGCCTCCTGCATTGACACGGCTGCCTGAGTGATGCCTGTGAAGCTCTCGCCGGCAATCTTTCCGTTGTCGGCCAGCATTGCCAGCACCGCGGCCGCTTGCCCGGTAGTGCCAACTGTGGCACTGACTTGGCGAGCCATATCGCCCAACTGCCCGGCACTCACGCCCGCGTAGTTTCCGGTCAGGATCAGCGATTTGTTGTAAGCATCCTGCTCTTCGCTGCCCTTGTAATAGGCGTAAGCAAGAGCACCGATTGCGGCAGTTACAAGAGCGATAGGCGCCGCGAGCGCGAGAATGCTTGCAGCACTGGCCCCGGCTCCAGCGCCAAGCTGCGTAACTGCGCGAACACCACTCCCCCAATCCCCAGACTGCAGGGCGTTGGTCAGTTGCATGACGTTTTCTTGAGCCTGGCGGGTACCGAGCTTCAGCTTGTCGAATGCGCCCTCTGTAGCAGTGATGCCGGCCCGATCCTTGCCGACCTTGGCCAGGGCCTCGCTGTAGCGTTCCGCGTTGATTGCGCCAAGACGGAAAGCTTCATGTGCCGCCTTTTCCTGCACCTCCAGCTTGGCCAGCTTCACATTCAGGGGATCGATGCTGTTGACCGTGCGCTTCAGTGCCTCGATCTGCCGGTTCTCGGCGTCAATCAGGCGTTGCTTCTGCGCCGTCTCCTTGGCTTCGGCTTTCTCGATCTTGTCGAAGGATTTACCGAGACGCTCCTGATAGGCCTCTTGCTGCTCAATGGTGACCAGGCCGCCCTTGCGGGCTCGCTCAAGCAATCCCTCCGCCTGGACCAGCTTCTCCATGCTGTCGATGTTGCCGGTCATCGCCCTGTCGAGCTGGCTGATGATTGCGATTTCGCTGGCGGCGCTTGTCCCGGCCTTGCGGCTCGCATCGACCTGGCGCTCCTTCGCATTGGTCGCTTTATCGATGCCCTGGGCGGCCTCCGCCTCCGCTTGGCTGATTTTCTTGCCAGTGTTGGCCAGGCCCTCCCCAGCCTTGCCAAGGTCATCGACGGCCTTCTCTGCCGCTTCGGCCGCGTCGACCAGTTTATCCAGGTCATCGGCAGCCTTGACCGCCTGAGACGACTCAACCGCAATGCCAAGCGAAGCGAAGGTAGTGCTCATTTGTTGTCTCTCTGTTCAGCCATTACGGCCAGGGCCTCAGCCTCCATCTGCCGGATGTCACTGAAAATGCTTTGCCTGGAGCCAGCCGGCACACCACACATTCGGATGACGCTCGGCAGGACGCCGTAGTCCAGACCGGTAGCGCCACACGCGCCGACCCGCCACTGGGTGCTCATCGCTTCGAAAACGGTGAAGGCCGGCCAGTTGTCCGGCCAGACCTCGCAGTCCTGACCGGTGAGATCACCCACCAGAAAGCCAAAGGTCTTCAGCTCTTCAGCCGAAGGCCCCTGCTCGTAGAGTGCGCGCGCGGCGCTTAGGAGTTTCCCAGGCGGGCCTGGTTGAACGCCTCGGAATAGGCCGCCAATACCGCGCTGGGTATCGAGACAATCGAGGTGACCAGAATGCGGATGTTCTGGTCGTTGAACTCTTCTTCGAAGTCCCAGCCGGCCACCACCGCCTTAACTTGATCCACCTGCAGGTCGATCTGGGCCGCGGTGAAGGCTTTCAGGTCCATCTCGTCAGCCTTCAACCCCAGGGCCTTGTGGCGCTCGCCCCACTCGGCGTAGAGCTCGGCCAGGCCGGTCCGGTCCAGGTACTTGAACTCGAACCCCACCTTCACCGGTTCGCCGCCCAACTGCGGGATCAGCACGTCGGCCCTGAAGGTTGGATTCTGGATAAGCGAGAACTTGGCCATGGGTTACACCGAGGTCAGATAGCGGGTTGGCTCGGACTGCAGCGCCAGGTTGACGGTGCGGGTCAGCAGGTTGTTACGGGACACCGCCGGCTGCTTGGAGAACGAGGTGTAAGCCCCGTAAAGCAGCGTGTCATTGCCGGGGAGGTTGAGGCGCGCGGCCTGTACCTTCTTGCCGGCGTCAGCCGCCATCAGCACCGCGTTGAAGGGTTGAGCCGGATCATCTGCGATGGTCAGCACCATGCTCGCCGCGGACTTGTCGGTTGGGATCTGCTTGCCCTGGTCATCTTCCAAGAAGGTGACGTCGAGATAGTTCTGCTCGCCGCCGGAGAAAGCCAGGTCGGTGACCTGCGGAATCAGTACCCAGGAGAGGATCTTTTTCATGGTGCCCGCACCGTTGCCAGCCGGGAACAGCTGCGTATCGGTGGTATCGATCCCTTCCAGGGTGATCGCCGTGGCGGTCGCGGCTTTAATGCGCACCACCTTGTTGTCCAGCTTGCTCCAGCCGGAGGTCAGCAGCACGATGTCGCCGACGTCCAGGTCAGCGCCCACAACGGTGGCGACCGCCTCGGAGGCGTTAGAAATTGCGGTGAAAGCCAGAGCCGGGGCGTAGGTCGCGGCATGCTGGAAGTTGCCGCCGTTGGGAATTCGGTATGCCATTGGGTTTTCCTCTCTTTAGAAATAACAAAACCCGCTCAATGGCGGGTTTGTGGGGTTGCCCGATGGGCGAAATCAGTTGGTGTCGGCTCGGTACTGGAAGGACACGGGCACGGTGTAGGTGGTATCTCCCTGAATGCCTGGGCCCTGGTCTGGTGGCGTCATGGTGACCACTGTCAGGCCGGCCTTCTCGTTCCGTTCATACAGCGGAAACAGCGCGCCGATCTCATCAGCGAGGCCGCCGGCCGGACCGCGGTACTTGCCCGATGGCGCCACTACGCTGGCCTGGAAGACACCGGTGTACAGCCGGTGGTCGCCGCCCAGGGTGTTGCTCGTCGTGTCAGCCGGCAGGGTGTAGGTCCTAATGTGGGTCTCTCCGTCCTTTGGCGTGTAGGCCTCGTTCTCGACGACCACCTTCAGCGGCGGAACCCTGGCTTTCGCCCAGGCGATAACCCGGGCCTGGTAGATCGTGGCGATCACGTTATGGCTCATACCTGGTTGTTCCTGATGGCTTCGTCGACGATCTGCTGGAAGCGGGCCAGCGTGATCCTGACCATGCCGCCGGGGGCCTGCTTGGAATGCCCGTACTCGAGCGGCACCGCATAAGGCAGGTTGTTCACGATGTAGGCTGTCTGGCCGGCAGTCAGCTGTCCGACCTGCAATCGCAGCTTGGCCAGCGTCACGCCGCCTGCCGGGTCGACCTGATCCAGCACGCCTTCAGCCGGTGTATCGATCGAGAACTGCCAATTCCCCCGGAAGCGGCCGCCGACATAGTCCTTGCCGGCGACCACGCCGTTCACATTGAAGTTCTGGTCGCGCTCGGTCTTGGTCAGGGGCTTGGCGTACTTCACACCGCGGCGCAGCTTGCCGGCCTTGGTGAAGTTGCTTTCGTCCAGGTTGATCAGTGCGTTGCGCACCGAGACCTTAAAGTCGTAGTCGTCGGCTGCCCGCGTGTTGGCCGCACGGTGCGCCACGTTGGCGGCCCAGATCTCCGGATTACCCACCGGTGACATGCGAATCACGCTGCTGCCGATCTCTATCACGATCTCGCGAAAGGTGGCGTCTATGCCGACCTGGGCCTGCTCGGCAAACTGGCGGATGTTCTCGGCGAAGCTGCCGTTCCTGCCCGCGTACCGGTTCATGACCGCACCTGTAGCTCGTACAGAATCGGCGTACCGGCTGGGTTGATCTCTTTCAACGGCGGGACGATGGACCAGGTTCGGCCCTGAATGATCACCTTGTTCAGAAGATCCGGCACCCACTCCAGGCCCTGGGCAGCGACCTTGAGCTTCTTGTCGCCTTGCTTGATGAGGCTGTTGTTCTGGAACTCAAGGCCGATGAAGTCGAGCAGGATGCCCTGAGCGGTTTGCTCGATGACGGTGTCAGGGCTGGCCGAGTCGGTATCAGGATCGTACTCGCCGGGCTTGATATCGCGGATGGTTACGGGTTGACCGAACTCTGTGATCATCTCCAGAGCCATCACGGCCATTTCGTTGTAGAAGGTCATGATTTTCACTCAAGGAAAACAGATGAACAATCGAGAGAAGGGAGAGTACTTGCTGGATGGGATCTCGCGCCTCCAATCCGCACTCGATCACGGCCGCTTAGTGGAGTTTCCGTGCAGGATGTCGTTGCGAGAACGCATCCGACGGGTTCTTCGTGGCACGAAAGCAGAATGCATAACGGAGAACATTCAGGATAAATACTTACCCAAGTCTGGCGATTTTTCCGTGGCTCCAGTTACGGTACTGGCCGCCGCCATCAAAGGAAGCAGTGACGAGTCTCTTACTAAAATCTTTCAAGATGAACTGTTCGCCTTTGATCTCGGGCTTTAGCGTCATGCCCGGATTGCAAATAATCCTCGCCTTTGCAGATAGTCAGCAAACTGCGTGGCACTCGGCCGATCCGGCGCCGCTGGCAATAGTCGGCCGCTGGTGTTCGGGATAGTGGCGTACTCGCGGGTTACCGCCCCTTCGACACGCTCCAGGGTTACTGCGCCTTTGCGCTTCTCGATCGGGTCGACGTCGTCCTGATGGATCTCGGCAGCCAGGGCCATCTGGCCATACTGGATCCGTGCCGGCAGGTAGTTATTTGGCTTGATCTCCTGATCCAGCAGCACTTCCCGGCGCGGCCAGGCCAGAGCCTGCTCGCTGCTGGTCTTGCGGCCTTTCCAGGTCATGCCATCCATTGCCAGAGCCGCGCGGCGAAGCAACGCTTCCTGCGCGGGCACCTCCGCTGGGATGGCTACGCCGAACTTCAAGGCGTACATGGCCAGATCCTCGGCGGATGCGTAGCTTTCGGCGTCAGGCTTCCCGGTGCCGTCCTCGATGATGAGTGTCATGCGTCAACTCGCTGGAATTGGTGAAGATTGGCTGCCAGGTCACCGGCAGCCAGCAGTATCAGGCCTTGGGCAGCTCAGCGATGAGCTTTTCAAGCGATTCCTTCGAGGCGTTGGCCCGGTACTGCACGTTCGCTGCGTCAAGCTTGGCCTTGAGCGCCGCGATTTCGCCAGCGTCGTCAGCTTGCGGCGCAGGTACGACCTTCTTCAGAGCTTCGACCTCGCCGCGCAGTGCGTCGACAGTCAGGAGCAAGCCATCACGCTCAGCTGTCAGCTCGCCGACTGAGGCATGGATGATGCCCAGCGATTCAAACAGGCGGGTCGCCAGCTCGCCAGACCCGGGTTGCTGGATTTCGCCAGCATCCAGACCATCAAGCAGGAGAATGACCGCGCCATTTTCAGCTCGCAGCTTTGCAACTTCGTCTGCCAGCTCATCAGATGCAGGCACCTTGGCGCTTGGGACAGGTACGGCTGGGACCTCTACGACCGAAACATCAACACCTGCTGCCTCATAGGCAACGACAATGTCCGGATAGTCGCCAACGACCACCACCGCCGTCGCATCGCGCTCGATGCCGCGAAACAGGCTTGCAGTGCGGTACCGCTTGTCCGGATCGAAGCCTTCAAGCTGGTTCGTGTAAATCAGTTCCATGGAAATCTCCGTAGCGGCCATTGCTGACCGCTTCCAGGGGCAGGTATCAACCACCAGCCGGTGGCGTAGGGGTCAGCGTGATCATCACGCCGGCGGTGACCTTGTTGCTGTCTGCGTGCTTGGCCCAGTTGGCGGCCGAACCTACGGCGGCCAGAGTTGGGTTGGCACCGCCCGCGGTTTCCTTCCAGCTGTAGCCCAGAACATCGATGTTCACTGTGCCCTCGGCGCGGTAGCCGATGCCCAGGTTCTCTTCATCGTTCACGGGGTACGAGCGGAAACCCGGGGCCTGAGACTCGGTGATGACCACAGCATTCGGCAGCAGGCCGAAGATCACGTCCGCAGGCGCGGTATCGGTTACCAGCACCGGCTTGCCAAGGGTGCCCGGCAGGCCGCCGTAGATCACAACGCCGGCTTCTTCGTAGATCTTGTTGGTGATGGCCTCGTCGACGATGTCGAAGTAGGCGCTGGAGTGCATGACCCACAAGGCAATGCGGCCGAACTTGTCGCCGAACTTGCGCATGCCGCGGGTCAGGGTCTTTTTACCATCGGTTTCGATGTTGGCGGTGACCACCATGCCGGCGTTGGAGCCAATCGAGGCCCGCAGCGCGGCGGTGGCGTACTGGATGAAGCCTTCCAGGGTCGCATCAGCCACGTCGGCGCCGATGATCTGGGAGAACTCATCAACCGGACGACCGCGACGCTTGAACGCCTCTTCGGTGGTCTGGTACGGGCCGTACTTCCACGGAGCCTTGACGCCCACAGCTTCGCCGGCACCGATCTTCTTGGCGGTCACCTTGCCGGTGGAGTTGACGTCGCGGTGTTCCAGCGAGCCGCCGATCTTGTAGAAGGCGCGCTTGCGGAAGTCGCCTTCGATCAGCTCGTTGTCGAGGACAATTGCACCATTGGAGGATGCGTTGAACACATCCAGGTTGTCCTGGACACGCTCCAGGTATGCGGTCTGCGCCTCATCGTTGTAGATGATCAGGTCGCTGTTAACAGTGGTTGGCATGGATGAATCCCCTTACTTGGGCAGTTGCAAATATGCGGTTTGGCCGTGCTTGCGCTGGTAGTCGCGCTTCTGCTCGGCAGTCATTTCGGAGCGCTTGAATGCAGCCTGGCCGCTACCCCCGCCCGGGGCTTGTGTACCTGAAGCCCTTGGCCACAGGTGAGGTGCGTTTTCGCGCAGAGATTCCGCCCATTCGAGCGGTGTCAAAGCGGTCTTGCCGTCCTTACCGAGGATGACCTCGCCAGATTCATCAACGGCAACGGCTTCGCCCTCTTCGTTCAGAGTGAACACGCCTTTGGCGCGCAGGATGATGTCGTCGGTTGCTTCAGGGAGTGCGCCGGCCTTCAGCGCTGCGCCGCGTACCGAATCGCCCAGGACCTTGCCCTGGAACTTAGCGGCGAATGCCTCGGCCTTCTCGGCACGTGCTGTGACAGTCTTCAGTTGCTTGTCGTAGTCGCCACGCAGCCGCTCGGTGCGACGGTTGAAGACCTCGTCCACCTTGCCTTCAGTGAGCAGCTTGGTCTCCTCATCCTGGCCAGCCCGACTGAGCAGTCCTTTGACGGCGTCGATGTCGATGCCTTCGAACTGCGTTTCGAACTGAGTCAGCTTGCCGGTGGTTTCCTTCAGCTTGCCCAGCAGCTCGGAGTTCTTGGTTTTCAACCCGGAAACAGATGCCTCAACGGCAGTCGCGATAGCGGCCTTGACTGCCGGGTTTTCCAGGTCGATTTCGTTTTCTTCTGCCACGTTGATGCACCCCTTAGGTATGTGTTGCCCGCTTTGCAGGCAAAAAAAACCCCGCATATGCGGGGTTTGTCATGAGTATTCGGGTCAGATGCTTTTCAAGTGCAACAAGTTTGCAAACCGACTTAGCGCGGTATCTAAAGCAATAGCGTTACGCTCCACAAAATAAAGCTGCACCCCAGCCATATCTTCACTATGGAAAATCAAAACATAGCCGTACTTTTCGGACAGAATTCTTGAAGCTTCAGGAAACTTCGACAAGGATTGACTAAACGGCAGAGCAAGCACCGAAAGTAGGGGACCATATTTTGCCATTCGCCTCCTAACACCCAGCACACTCAATATGGACTCGTAATAAGTACCACTCCAAGCCTCGCCCACTGCTTCACGAAATGTTGAGCTTTCTTGGTCTGTCAGCCATCGATTATCTATCAAGCAATAGGCTCTAACCGTGCGCGCTAGCTGATCACCAGTAACCGTTGTTTTCCCTGCTTCCATTTGACAACTCCTTTGGGGGTGGGCTTGAGCCCTATTGATACCCCGCAAGGCATGGCGTATGCAACTAAGCCTACTTCAGCCCAGCTCTCTCAAACGCCAACGGCTCCAGCCCCTTCATCTGTGCCAACGTCAACGGTGCGAAGTTGCGATCAAGCTGCAGCTCTGCGAACCGCTCCACGGTCAATCCGCCCTGCCGGAACAACTTGCCCCGTAGAGGCCCGATTGCCACGTCCTGAAACGCTGCTGGCTGCTGCTGAAGCCACTGGTAATAGTCCAGGCTTGCACTGACCTGCTGGGGCCCGCCATCACCGACAGAGGCCCGAGTTGCGCCCTTGGCGAAAGCCGCGCTCAGCTTGGTGATGATGACGAAGGTTGTCCGGCAGTTCGGGTGAAACGGCGGCCGGGGCCCGGAGTCGACCGGAAACCGCCGCTTATCCATCGATCGGCATGTCTGGCTGGTCTTGCTGTCCAGCGTGGCGACCATCTCAACCTCAGACACAATGTCCGTGTTGGCCTTGGCCACCTCCATGCGCGCCTGGGACGACACATGCTGAATTGCGGTGTGAACGACAGTGCTGGCGTTGCGGCTGGTTGTGGCCAGGATGCCGTCCTTGTAGCCGGCCGCCTTGGTACCGCGGATGTTGCGGATGATCTGAAAGTTCGTCTGCCCTTCGAAGAAGCCCTGCCGGATCGTGCCTGTGACGCGCTCGCGCTCGGCAGTGGTCCAGCCCTTGATGAAGGCCTTCAGCAGCTTCCCGCCACCGGTGCCGCGCACACTGAGCGGGCTTGTCAGGACTGCCGTGCGGACTGCCGCAACAGTGGGCGCCGCCACATCCAGCGATACGCCAACCGGCGCCGACCGAGCTAGGCTGGTCGCTTCGAACTCAGCCTCATAATTGGCGATGTCCACCAGGTCGAGGTTCAGTTGTGTGCTGTAGCGGTCGAAGATGCCCAGCAGCAGGCTATCGACCTCCTTCAGCAGCGCCTCCAGGCGCTTGACGTTGTACTCGGTCAGATCCGACCAGGTGAGCCGGTCACGAATAGAGCGGTCGATCTCCTTGAGGAAGGGGGCGAACTTGCTCACCTCCCCCGCCTTCAGTTTCTCGAGAAAGACCGCGTGCCGGATCGTGGCGTCAAGGATTGCTTGGTTTGCCGCCATTTGGTTCGTCCTCGTCGTCCAGGCCCAGGCCATCGCCCTGCCCCTGCAGCTCGCCATCGATCTGCTGGTCCGTGCGTTCAGGAGCGATCAGCCCCAGCTTGCGCAGGTAGGCCCGCAGGTCAGCCTTCGCGAATCCGCCGTTCTGCCAGAGCCCGACGAGCGCGGTGATCATCTGCGGATCTGCTGTCAGCTCCACGAACTCTTGGTTGACCTGGTAGGCGACCTTCTTGTCAGTGATGCCCATGTAGGAACAGCACCACATGAGCGCCCTGGTGTAAGCCTCACTGACGTTGGCCACGCACCCGGCGAGGACCGAAGTCGATGCGGACTGATCGCCGCGGGCCTCGGTCGCTGTCTTGGAGGACAGAGATGCCACAACCATGCGAGCGCCCAGCTCGATCATCATCTGGTTCTTGTCGGCCATGGCCTCCTTCACCAGCGTGTTGGGCAGGGGCTGCGCATACCCGAAGGAACCACCAGCAGGCAGCATCATCGGCGCCCTGGAGCCCACATAGACGCCGTTCTTTTCCATCCAATCGCGCCACTGCTCATCCAAGCCGGAGATCCATGGCTGAGCCTGGCCGCACCAGAAGACGCTGTCTTCATAGTCGGCGCTGTTCCGGTAGTGGCCCAGGTTGATCATAGCGATGTCGTAAAGCGGCGACTCATCAATGGTCGGGTCGTTGTTCTGGGCGCCGACGAAAGTGAACGGTATCTCTTTGAGGCGGCCGGCCCCGCCTTCAGGCCTGAACTCCTCGACGATCGCCAGCGGACCGCCGCCTTTCGGGCCTGATCGACGCCAGACCCGACAGACGAAGCCATCAGGCTCCAATGCCAGCTCTCGATACTGCTCAATCACCTTGAACCCGAAGCCGTCTTCCTCCTCCGGCGCCTCTCGCAGCACCACCAGGGTCAGCACACTGTGACCATTCACCATCCCGGTGCGCCAGTTGATGATGTCCTCAGCGCAGTAGGACAGGATCACCGAGTGGCCACCGATGCCGTCGTCCTGGTGGTAGTCGACATACAGCCCGTGTCTTCCAGCCTCCAGCACCTTCTCAAGCGTGCCCTGGGAGTGTTGGTAGATGCTCACGCCTGAGCCGTTGGCGTTGTCCTGCAGATACTCCAGCTTCTTCGAGACAACCAGTGTCGGGTCTTTGTGGAACGCCAGGCCCAGTAACCCATTTCGAGTGTGCCCGGTGGCGTTCTTGAACACTGCGCGCTCGCGGTACGCTCGGTTCCGGTCTTGGTTCTCCGGCGACTTGTCGTGTGCGTTGATGTACGGCAGCCGGTCGACAACCCGGTGCTGGCCGGCACACACATCGCGCACTGTTGCCCATCGGCCCAGGGCCTCGATGTAGTCCGCCCGCTTGAAGGAGACATCGTTGCTCATCGGGCGTATCCCATTTTGATGGAGGTGACGATCGCTTTGATCGGATAACGCTTGGCAATGAAGTAGCCAGCAGCGTCGTTCATGTGGTCGTGCCCCTTCTTCGGATCTTTGTCCGGCTCCCCCTTGTCGGTGTAGGTCTGGCGTTCCAGGCATAAGGTGAGCTGGGGGCACTGATCGATGTTGACCTTCAGGCGGCGTTCGCCATAGGTGTTAAGGAGCATCGCATTCAGAGCATTAACCCGGTCTTTCACACCCGGGTTTGTCGAGTCGACGACAACAGTGAAACCTGCCTTCTTGAGCAGCGAAAGGTCCGACTCGCTAGCGTTCTTGCTGCTGGTGTTCTGGCCGCTGGCGTCCGGATAAACCGCAACGGTATGGCCCGGGAACCGCGCCTGGATCTTCTCGATCATCTCCGGCGTATCACGCACAGCGTGGAACTCATCCAGAGCCAACGGCAGGTCGTCCCGCACCACGTAGACCACGGCGCTCATCTTCATGACGTTGAAGTCCATGCCGATGTGCAGGGCTTCGCCTGGCTTGATCCTCTCCGAAGTCCGACATTCATCACGATTGAACGTGTAGTACACGACGCCGGCGTAGTTCTCGAAGCTAGCCTCGTACTCCTGCCGGAATGTCCGAGGGTCCATCTTGCGGCGCGCCGCCTCCAGCTCCTCGGCCGGGACGTTTCCGCCATCGAGCGAGGTATAGAGCCAGCTCTTGTGGTCAGGCTCGTGGCCTGGCCGGCCATCCTGGAACGTGTCATAGCAGTGGTTGAAGCCCTTTGGCGTACCAATTCGCAGCGCATGGCCGCCCTTCCGCGCTCCTATGCCAGGAATCGTGTACTGACAGGTCGAAAGCATTGGCCGCAGGACTTCTTCCCAGGCCTCCCACGGGCAGTCCGCCCATTCATCCACCAGGACAAAGAACAGACCGGAGCCACGCAGGTTGTCATAGTTGTCGAGCCCCACCACGCGCATGACGTGGCCAGACTTCAGTGTGATCGAGCATTCTGTCTCGTTTGGACGGGTAGCACGCCACGCCTCGGGAATGGCCTGCTTCAGGCGCCGCCAAAACACACGCTTGGCCTGCTTGAAGGTCGGCGCGCCGTACCAGATCTCATCCTCCACGCTCACACCCCACTCGGCAGCCAGTCGGGCGGCGCGGCGCATCTCAGCCTTGCCCAGGAATGTCTTGCCAAACCGGCGACCACACACCGCGTCGCGGAAGCGCGCCTCAGGCTGGAATCCCCATACATAAATGTTCGCCTGCTTCGGCGTCAGCTTTACCGGCGGGTCATAGGTGCGGGGTAGTCGGGACACGTTCGTCTGGCTCCAGGGTGTACTCAGCAACTGCGTGCTGCTGGTCCGCCTGGGAGCCCAGGGGCTTGTCTGGTTCGATCTTGCGGTTGACATACATATCGCCGCATTCCTTGGCTGCCTGCTCGTAAAGCTGGGCGGTCAGGGCCAGGTTGCGCATGCTCTCGGCTTTCTCGGCCATCCGGGCCAGGCCGCGGAGTCGAAATGCGCGGTTGGCGATAGGGATATCTGCCGTGTCCTCTCGGAAGCGCTTGCGGGTATCTTCAAACAACTGCTTCCACTTAACCGCGAGCCCTTTCCCGGACACCTTCGTCGGGTCATGCGATTCAATTTGCTGGCGGGTGATAGACAGGCCGAATTCCTTTTGGACCGACTCGACTACCTGGGAAGGCGTATCGAAGCAGGCCAAGGCCTGAATTACGAAGACCTTCACCTCACTTGATAGGGCTGCCATAGGCGTTCATCCGTCCAAACCTGTCCAAAATCAGGCCGACTTGAGCAGACAGGTTCCGCAGGCCCTCGATATGTTCAATTTCCCCACCTCGGCAGGATTGTTTGCAGCGTCCACCAGGGCCTGAACGTCAGGGCTCGCACCATAGCGGCGGACCACACCGACGAACTCCTCGACATCGTGGCCACGTAGCTTCAGCTTGGGTGCGCCTTCTTGGGTGAAGGCTGGTTGACCGTACTTATCGGTCGCCTGGGCAATGTGGTAGAGCTCATGCTCAATGAGCGCGCAGAAGTCAGCGTCTGAGCACTGAGCGCAGTAGTCAGCAGCCAGGGTGATGATGAAGTCCGGAACGGCGCCGAACCAATCACGCATCTGTTGCTCCATCCGGGCCTTCTGCCAGCCGCCGGCGCGGAACGCCACCTGTTCGGCCTGGCCCAGGACTATGCGGCCCTGCTTCTCGAAGCTCGACGATGCCCACATGACCTGGATGTCTGCGTCCAGTAGATGGGCATGGTCTTCGTTATGGATGCTACCGGTGTCGGCGAGGATCTCGGTTTGGATCCACTCCCACACTTCAAGGGCTGGGGCCAGGCGGATACCGAAGTCGGACAAATCGGTTAGCTCAAGCAGTGAGAGGGGAGGCACAGGCCTGTTCATTCGCTCACCTTCGCGATTCCTACATGACCTCAATGTGGCTCTTGAATGCAACCAATGCCGAGACGA